ATGCTTGTAAAGCGAACGGATCAGCTCGCGAGAACTTTCTTTATCGCGAAGCAGTAGGGAATAGTGATCAAATGCATCTATCCCCTTTTCTTTCAGAAACTTTCGGACCTCCGGAATCGGTTTTTTGCTATGCTCCGCCAGGTCTATCTCAAATTCGAAGCGATCAATATGTCGCAATGGCGACATTTCAACTGTGAAATTTGGGTCTCGGAGGCTTTTAAAAAGCTTATCCCTTAAGCTATCTTTTAGCGCCTGAATCATCTTCGCCTCTATAAGGCCTTCTGGCGGCACCTTGCCTACCGGAACACTTTCGCTGGCTAATTCTTCGGCCATTTGGCGAATTTTAAGCCTCTCAGGCTTTGGGAGTGTATGGATAAGCTCCAGGTATTTTTCTCTAACAAACTTTTCAGCTTCCAATAAATCCACTGAAATATCCTGCTGCTTGGATTTCACCTTTTTGGAATTTTGCTTCTTGATGTAAGAGATCATCCCCTTAAAGCTCTTCTTATCCGCCAGTGCCTTATCAATAACCCCTTGGGTGTAGGATTCCGGTGTCGAATCAATTTCGCCAGCCTCCTCTTTGCACTTCACATACTCCTGGATTATCTTTTCTTCTTGCTCACTAAAATTCAACAACGACGACTCTTTATCTATATCTTTATCTATAGCTGTGACATTCGTGTGACATTTTTGTGACATCTCTGTGACATTTTTGTGACATGAAGCTGAAACCAAGTTCCCATCTGGCACAATTTCATGTTCAAAAAGCGTTTGCTGAAAGTTATGTGGATAACCTGTTGATAAGTCAGTGGCTACTCTTTTATTTCTCACGCGCCATTGTCTCAAACGTGTTTCGTATTTCACCCTCTCGCCAAGATCAACTTCCTGATATCGGTCGTAGTTTGAAATACACAAGCATTCATCGGAATCAACAAAAAGAAGTTCGTACTCTTGCAGTACATTTAAAGAGCTTTCAAAAGTGTGTGCGTCAAAGCGAAACCGGCGAGCTATTTGCGGTACGGTCATTGGCTGATAGTCGGTGAGCGCAATCCGGCCGAAGCGATGTAACTTGTGGGCCAATATTAAAAGCTTCACAAACGCAAGGATATGAAAAAATCCATTTGGCAGCATTTCAATTGCGCAAATTTTTTCGTCATCCAAAAAAGCGTGATACAGCTTAACCCACAAACCGCGAAACTGCTTTTGATTTTCGCTCACCAAATACTCCTAAAGCAGTTTTTGAAGCACTTTGGCGGTCGTTCTAACATCACCAAGCGCATCATGAGCATCTGGGGTTTCTACTCCAAAATGCTTCGCAACAGTCGAAAGCTGCATGTTGGGCAATGTTTCTTCAAAAAGAAAAAGTTTTGATATTGCCAAATGCAGCACATCCAGGCTTCTGTTATCTGCTGGTAGAAAAAGGTTGTGCTTTCTGAAGTAGGATTGAATCCATGGAACGTCGAAACCAGTAGAGTTATACCCTGCTAGTTTCGATACCTTGAAAGTGTTTCCCTTCTTTGAAACCCTCGAAAAACTTGCGCTCAAACTTAAAAACTTTTGGAAATCTTCAAGCGCTTTTTTCTCCGGAACCGCCTCCATATCCCAGTGTTCTGTTTTTGAGTATGTGTTCATACGCAAAGCTTCCGGATCTGCCGTTGAAACATCAAACAAGATTTTTCGCTCAAACTCAGACCTTATCTCAAAAGATGGGGTAACCGAAACTGCCGCAATCTGGATAAGCGGATGAATTTGCAGGTTCGTTCCTCCGGTCTCGATATCGAATATCACTATCATTTTGAAACTCCATTCCTTTTTTGATTTTTTCTTCAAGTTTCGATTCAGCGATTCCGCGAAAATACTCTTCCGCAGGATCAATTGAAATGTCTAAATCCCTTCCGCCACCCATCAGTTATCCTTAAACTGCAAATCGCGGTAAGAAACCAAGCTTTTTTGTTCATCAGTCTGCTTGAGTTTAATTTCAAAACCAAGACGCCATTTGTGGTTGATGCAGTAACGGTATTTATCAGCAATTGGACGACCGCATTGCTCACAATTTTTTGTCCGTATTTTTCGCATCAGGCCACCCCCTTTGCTTTGTCGTTTACTAATTTAAGTCTAGCCTTTGCCTTATCTGCTAGATCAGGAATAGTTTTGTTGTATTCGTTAAAGATTTTTGCAAGCCATTTGGTGTCATCACATAAATCAATTTGAGCCATGTATTCATCTATTTTTTCCTTGGTAAGTGGCTGTGACTGAGTTGAAAATTCAGGCTTCTGCTGATGTGTCTCCTGTTGAATTGCTGTAACTGGTCGATCCACACCAGAATTTAGCCAATCCAAAAGCATGGTGCCAGTTTCAACGGTTAATGGCTTTGGGTCTCCCTTAAATAGCCCTGTCCGGTCTTTTGTTGCCATCACCAGATGGTTGCTATGGCTCAAAGTCAAAACAGTCGTAAACTCGTATTCTGCACCCTCTTCCTGCTGGGCCTTCATACCAAGCCTGACAATTTTTTTATCGTCATTCATGGCCGTCTCAGTTTTTGAGCGCATGGTGGCAATGATGTGAAGCGGTGACTGAATGAGCGCGTCTAAAAAAGCCCTGTGTCGCGGTTTCGTCTCACTCCAAGCTGACCATGTATTGCCTCTGAACTTTGTCTGAGCAATCTGATCATTGATCTCTAAACAGCCTCCACTCCCATGCCACTCGTGCGTTATGCTATCTATAATGAGGACTTCATAGCCGGCTGTTTCCGCAGTTTTTATGGCCTGCTTGAATCGCTCCGGAGAAAATGGAGGATTAAGTTCAAGTGTGTCAAACTCCAAGAGATGCGAATAAAGAGATGCAGATCCTCGTTCTGTATCTATAACCGCCACTTTTCCTCCAATGCCCTTTGCAAGGGTCAGCGCTCCCCAGGTTTTACCGGAACCACTAGGCCCCTCTAGTGCCAGTCTAAGTTTGCTTTTTGCCCGTGTTGCTTTTGTAAATTGCATATTAGTTTCCTTTCAAAACTGCTTTGAAAATGCTAAAAAGATGGCTAATAATTCCTAATTTTTTTGCTACAATTCCAGAGACTATCGTGCCTGAAATAATGGGCTCTTCAGACCTAGCAGAAACAAGAATGTTCCAGACAACGCGACACTGCCCGGCCTTTACCATTTCCTTTACCCACCTATTTGTCATCTGGCTCCCAAAATTTACCAGATAGCCTTTCTGATTAAGGTAGTACTCATTATTTTCTAAGAGCATGTTGTAACGCTCTTGCTCTGACTCTGATTCAAGAGACTCTTGAACCTGCTTCAACATAGATGAAAAACGATATTGTGGTATGAGTCGAAAACGTGATAGGCTTCTACCCGGAGTTAATTCTCTGGTCTCGGATATCTTACTCAGGTCGCCGAGACCTTTAAAAACCGTGTGTGGTCCCACCGCTCTTCCCTCTCTAATTGCTTGTGTTTGCATGATGACCTACCTCCTTAATTAAGTTGTTTGCGTCTACTCCACAGGAAACAATAATTGCGCAACAGACAAAGAAGTCGTACTTCTTCAATTTTCTGTTGGCTATTTTTGCTAAAACCCGATGATCAATTGATGCGCCCGTTGCGACAAAAATTTGGTTACTCAGCTCCATAAACTTGGCCATTTTCTTTTTCGCCATGAAGTCCAAAATTACTTTTGAAAGCGCTTTTTTCAAGTTGTCTGTTTTCAAATATTTCACCTCTTTTTTCCTTAAAGTATGGCACCTCAAAACGCCACACTAATTTTTCATCGACACGAAGTCTCAAATTGCTTTTAAAACTGATTTCCTTACGTTATCTTTCTTCAAAACTTCACCTCTTTCTTTGTTAAAGTATGGCACTTCGTAGCCCCACACTCACACTATATACCCTTTATTTTCAATTTTCAAACACATTTATATTTTCCGCTTATACAAACGGTTTTGATTGTGTATTATATCTACATGTTACGATACGAAACCCTACAAAAGTATGATGTTTAAGGACACCAAATGCGCTATGTTGAATTGTTAAAATTTTTTAGGGATCGGTACAACAAGAACCGTAAAACTAAAGTCACGAAAGCAGAAATTGCAAGATCTTTGAACCGATCAAAAAGCCACATAAACAACATCTTCAAAGACAACAATCAGCAACCCCCTATGTACGAAATAAATAGGCAAATTGGAGAAATTCTTGAGCTCTCACAAGAAGAGATGAAAAGACTCGAAGCCACAGCTGTTGCAGAGCGGATTGCGGTAGAAGATATCCGATACTTGAAATCAATCGGCGTGTGGAAATATATTCAAAAAATAGCAGGGAATGAGTAAATCAAGTACCGTACCAGGTACCATACCATTGTACGGTACCTGGTACTAAAATTTAGAATTCATGCTCCCGACCAAGCTCTTTTAATCTAGCCCGGACGTTCTTATCAATACCTGCGCAAGCAGCCTCGATTAAAAACTTGGATTTACTTTTTCCGTTCCTTGAAATCAGGTTACCGTTCACATCCAACTTCGATTGTTCGTGAATCCAGTCCAGCTTTATCATGTATTCTTCGCGAAGTCTCAAATTGAAACCGCGAATCACATCCTGGCGAACGCCTGGCTTTTTCCAAGGTAGAGGCTCATTGATTCTACGGTCCGCCTCCACTTCAGGCCTATCTTTACCCGCAGAGTTGATAAATTCTTCCGGACTAACAGACGGCCCTAATTTTGAGGGCCTTCCCAAACTCATCTTTTCCTTGTCCACTATTTTTCACCTCCGAAAATTTCTTGATACAATACTTCCATTTCTTGAATAGCCTTACTTTCTTTCTTTTCCGCTTCGCTAACACCCCTACCCTTATAAATTGAGTTCTTGATGCTGACGCGACGGTGAATTACAGCCTTAGACAACTGTAAAAGACCCGTCTTATCTTCAAGAATGGCATCCCTGACTTCTTCGTCGTCCTTTATTCTATAATTCGTTTCTGCCATGTTGATGAATGGAAACGCAACAATATCAGGTCGAATAGCTCTTGCTTGCTCCAAAATATCTAGTAAACGCGATAAGCCCCAGATGTCAGGAGCTCCCGTTGGAACTGGGGTGTAAAATTTATCCGCAATGAGTAAAGAAGATCTCAACTCTGGACTGTCATATCCGCCAGCATCAATTATGATGTGATCAAATAATTGGCGCAAATATTGAACCTCATCTCTGATTGAAGATCCGTATTTTTGGAACAACGGAATCGACTTTAGATTATCGCCACGCTCTATTTTTGATTGCCGAAGCGCTTGCCAATCTGTCGCACTCCCCTGTCTATCCGTATCTATGATAACCGTTTTCTTGCCGCGATTTATCGACTCAACGGCCAAATTAACGACCATTGTCGTTTTTCCGGTCCCCCCCTTGGATCCCCCAATCAACACAACTGACATGCTAATGCCTCCTGTTTTAAATTGTGGTATGGTACCACTTAATAAGTACCATACCACTTTCAAACTCAAGAATCAACGGAAATAAACACCATACCAGTTTTCTAGTACCACACAACAATACACACCATACAGATGTACCGTATATAGCACCACACCATGGTGCTATACATAGTACCATAATTGAACTCAAAAACAGGTATTTTTCAAAAAAACGTTGACTTTTATCACCAAAATAATTACGGTGGTGGTATCAAATACGAAAGGAGGCTATCGATGGGAACATGCGTATAAAAAACAAAAACCGCTGATTGCAGTCAACGGTTTTCAAAAAAAAATTATTCGTAATATACCCTAACTATAGTAATGACAAAAAAAATTGTCAAGCAATAGATAGGTTTCGTATGCCCATACGATGCTTTTATGGCTTTAAATTCATACGTCAAGGTGGATGAAAATTTATTTCGCTTACTCGATGAGAGAGGGGTAGGGGATGATTTGCAATTGGCCTATATTAGGCTTGCCAGCTTGATCCACACCGCCAATTTTACGGAATTGACAACAGCGCAACTTCAAAAAGTTTTGCGATGCGGATACAAACGCGTTAATGCCATTTTATCCAACCTGTCACAGGCTGGTCTTGTTCGACTAGCCAAAAGGAATGGTGTCCCAATGCGATTGGAGTTCCTGTTGGGTGTCTATAAGGGTTACCGAGAATGCGACTTAGGAAAAAGGTCACCTTTGTCCTCTTTACCTAGAAAAGAAAAAGGCTCTATAGAATATACACATAGAGAGAAACAACCACAACAAAGTAGTCGTGGTTTTTCATTTGATGCCCAAAAGGTGGGGCTTGCAAAAAAGTACATAGAGCTTTTACAAGAAAATGGGGTAGTAATACGCAATTTTCCAAGGTATTTGGAAACAGTGGTACAAGCAAATGATCGCATGGGGACTTGGGATAAATTGCCAGACCAAATTGAAGCCTTAAACACCCAAATTGAATCGAAAAAGACTGTGGATAAACGCAAAAAATTGATTTTGGAATTTGAGCCCATTGACGATTCATCTTCCGTAGTAACTCCAGAAAATAGGCTTAGGGCAATAAACACTCTTCTTGACGACCACACCATAATTGGTCAAAAGTTCCGAGAATGGAAACGAAGCGGTGAGGCCTGCACCCCTGTCATTGAAGCCATGATTTTGAGCAAAACTCTTGAGCTTGAAACAGAAAGGGAGGTGAGGGTAGTATGCTAAAAAAATCCCACAGAAGGGAATCCTCAATCGATATGGATATTCCAAAAAATGATGAGGCTGAAGTAGCCATACTTTGTGCCGCGCTTGGATCAAAAATTTCAGCCGCAAAAATATTCGAGAAACTCAGACCTGAACATTTCTACAACGACCAAAACGCTACTATTTTTTCGGCAATGTTGAGCTTGTTTCAATCAAATATTGGCATTGATTTGATTACGCTTTCAAACAAGTTAAAAGGTATTGGCAAATTGGATAGGGTAGGGGGCAATGTCTATCTAGCCGAAATTTCAAATGCCGTACCAAGTTATTCAAACGTGTCTGAGCATATAAAGATTGTTCAAGATATGGCTTATCGTCGTCACATGATGGATATTGCGAATTCGTTGCTACAAAAGGCTGTGGATGAGGGCGTTGATTTTTCAAAAATTTTAGACGAGGCAGAGACTAACTTAGTTGCGCTATCAAACAAGCAAATTTCAAATCGGTACAAAAGCGCAAAAGAGGCATTTCACGATTTGTTTGATGAACTGTCCGATCCGAAGCTGAATACCGCCATCCCAACTGGATACGTAGACCTAGATTCAATTACGGGTGGTTTTAAAAGAGGCACCCTCACCATTTTGGCGGCACGTCCTTCCGTTGGTAAAACGACTTTGGCTCTGAACTTTGCTATGAAAGTAGCCGAAACCAAAAAAACTGTTCTGATTTTCAGTTTGGAGATGTCCACATCGGAGCTTAGTATTCGACTTGCTTCCGGAGATTCAAGAGTCAATTCAGATGTCATGCAGGATCCAAAGGTTTCATCCAGAAAAGAATTCCCTACCATTTTAAAATCTATAGGGCGACTCTCGGAGCTACCTATTTTCATAGACGACACTGGAGGCATCACTGTTTTGGAAATGAAGTCTATTGCAAGACAGATTCAGTTTAAGCAACCCATTGACTTGATTATTGTGGATTATCTACAGCTCATGAAGGGTTCTCGTATTGAAACCAGGTTTCAAGAAGTCTCGGAGAACGTCAGAGATCTTAAAGCTCTGGCAAAGACATTGGATGTTCCAATTGTCGCTCTTTCTCAACTCAGCCGAAACCTCGAAAGCCGGCAAGACAAAAGGCCAATGTTATCGGACTTGCGCGAAACAGGGGAGATTGAGCAAACAGCCGATGTGGTCATGTTTCTGCATCGCGATGATTACTTTAAACCGGATCTGGAAGAGGGCTTGAACATTAGTGAGACAGAGCTGCTCATTCAAAAAAACAGAAATGGTCGCACCGGTAAAATAGATCTCATTTACCGTAGAGACGTTTCAAGATTTGAGTCTAAACAAAGGGAGTTGAAAGCATGAATTCTTCATTTCAAAAACCGATTCAAATAGCTATTGAGGCAGGCGAACACAAACTGGCTTTACAATTGATGGATATTAGTACCTTTGGAATGCCGTATCATTCACACGTTCAGCTTGTAAACAGTAGGGCAAGATATCGATTTTTGACGATAGTCGTTTTTTCACAGGCAATTTGTTGTGGGGTGGGGGCTATACGAAAAGACTATGGATGGGTTTTGCTTTGCTGTACGTTTGCCTTTGTGATGTGCATTTTATCAATGTTCATTTTTGGAGCAAACCAACAAAAGCCACTGATTAAGCAACAGAAAGAACTTTAGGTGGTGTTTTTTCTTGTTGTTTTTTGTCACTATTTGATGAGCTAAATAGGTTCATTTGGGCACGGTCACCTTTGATGTAATCTTCAACTTCTGAGAGAACGGTTTGCAGATCCCCAATGCATTGGTCTGATAGAAGTTGATTTTCATCCGCAAAGTCAGCGAATGGTTCGGATGCTTTGTGAGGAGTGACGATGTTTAATGGGGCATTTGATCGAAGCAATATTTTTTGGGCAATCATAGTCGCACCCATTACCTCGTCTGGCCCTCCATAGCTGAAAGAAACCCCGGTAACCTTTATGCGATCAAGAGGACAGTTGAGCTCGCACATCTGGTCCACATGCTCTCTAAGTGCCTGAAGCGCAGAGTAAAAAGTCGGCTTGGCTTCATCAGCGCACACCATGGTGTACTGATCCCACTCGTTTTTGCGGTTTTTAATTTCGTGCTCAATAGTGATTTTCCCATCCTTGCTAACTTTGACTTTTTGGATGCGCATAAAGGGAGCTCCTTTTTAAAGTAATACTGGAATAAGTATCGTACCATATACAATGTATTATTCAAGGTGTGGTATATGGTATGGTACTATTTTTACCTAACTTTCAATCTGTTCAAAATTTTTTGAAAGGATTCTGTTTTTGATGTGGATTCGTTTATTTTGAGCCTTTTAAAAATGGCGATAGCGTCTATCAGCTAGCGAAAGCCAAAAGAGGTCCTAAAAAAGATCGTTTTTTAAAAACAAGCGGTTTTATGACAATTCTAGCCACTTTCTTCATCCAGCCCTAACGTCCATATCTAATGGGGTTGTCTCGCGCATTTCTGGAGTCGTTAATGACCCGCCATTTTTCTATGTCCTGTAATTCTGGTTATCGGACATAGGCAATTTAAATTCATTTATTGAAAGGTGCCCGAAACTTCAAGAAGCGTAGGCGACTTGCTCAAGCTTTTTGTGAAGCAATTCAACATCCTCATCCCGTTGAATTTCGTCATTGTAGACTTGAAGCATATCGATGCTTTTGTGTCGGGTGAACTTTTGTGCACGGTGAGCAGGTAACACTTTCAAGGTTTCGGTAGCAAAAAAGTGCCTGAAGCCATGGGTTGAGTTGTCCACACCAAGAAAGCCTAGGAGTTGTTTTACAATTCTCCGAATGTGGCGCGTGGTTAGCCGGCCGTCTTTGTTTTTGTTTCCGAGACTTAAAAACAGGGGCCCATCACTCACTTTGTTTATGGCAATGTGGTTTTCGATGGCCGACAAGGTTTTTTTGTGAAGCTTAACGGGCTGTCGATCATCATGACCTTTTCCAAGAACCATCGCAATCCCACGTGAAAACAGGATGTCTTTTTTCGATAAACGCGCAATTTCAACTTGTCGGAATCCCTCCAGGGCAAGCAAGTGAAATACGGCGTTAAGCCTAGCGATCTGAGGGGTGTTTGGAGCATTTAAAAGGAAAGCGGACATTTTTGAAACTTCTTCGGCGGAAACACCATCACGCTTGTGAAGCTTTCCCTGCCCAAAACCCCTTATATTTATGGTGATATCCGGTATAAAACCGTGTCTTGCAAGTTCCTTTAAAAACACGCGCGTTCCTGCAATGTACTTTGATTTCGAAGACACTGACCAATCCAAGCCAGAAACAGCCTCTTTGTACCTCAAGAAGATATTAAGGTCGAGTGTTTCGTTTTCGCAAAAGTCAAAAAAGTGCCTAACTCTATAAGAGTAGTCCGACCTTGTTTCGCTTTTAACGTCCAGCTCCATAAAAACGGAGTCCGCCTCGTTCCTGTTTTGCAGAAAATGCGAAAGAATTGTGTTTATCGATTCGACTTCTAACTGTCGTTTTTCGTATAGCCGTCGGTATTTTTCAGCTAACGGGCTATCAGGTTTTAAAACAAGCATGTGACGATCTTAACAAGATTCAAGCGTGAAATGCAAATGATCAGTTTAGACTTTTAGATAAAGTTTAGTTATAGATTAGATCTAAATTAGTTATAGATTAGACCAATTTGAGTTCAAAACATGGTATTTTCTAGATTTAAAACGGTGTTTTCTAGATTTAAATCTAGATAAAGAAATAGAAAGGTTGATAGTCTTTTGCTTTTTAAAAAAAGGCCAATGCAATTCATACTAACCACATGTGTTTGTATGATTTTAATCTGCAAATTCATACCAAGCTAAAAGCGAGTACCTAATCCAACTGAAAAACTCGCGCCATTTTGTGCCCACTCTTTTTCAACCCCAATTCTAACCCTAGAATTATCGCCTAACGGCCAATAAAAACCAAGATTGAGGCCAGCAACTCCGACCATGAAATCAAGGCTACCTGTGAACGGGATGTCGAAGATAACCCCAACATTTGGAGTTAGGCGGGAGTTAATCCCGTAACCGATGGTCCACATCGACACGCGCTTTTGATAGATGGTTTTTGGATTAAGCTTGAGGTCGAAAGGATAGCTTTGTCCGGATACAGTCGCGTTTCCCGTAACTCGATCTGACACCAATACTCGACCATCGGTTGTTTTCACCAGCTCGATCGGGTTTGAGGTGATCGTTAATGTAGGCTTTCCACCATTCATGACATCGAACCTGGTCTGAACCTGTGTCACCACTTGCGGTGTGTATGAGCTATCAGATTTAATCGTGCTTGTTTGGGGTGGATCTTGAAAATAATTTATCGTGAAGTACACATTGACAGCAATGCTGATACTTAAAAACCCAAGCAGCCATTTTGTCATGAAGCAGCTTTGCTAACCCAACTTTTAAAAGAATCTACAGTTGCGACTGCTCCAGTTTTAAAAACCACAAGCCCAGCACTTATTTCCACACCCTTAAAAAGGGCGCTAACATCCTTAAATTTAAACGCGTAGAATGAACAAACAAAGAATATCAAATAGGCCAAAACTTTTGATTTGGAGTATTTCTCGATTTTTTCGATTATGGATAGAAAAGCCACTTTCATTTTATGTCCTAAAAATCGATTGAATTTTAGCGCGAAATTTGAACAAAAAAGATGGTTTTTGCTTGTATTCAATAAATTTAAATTCAGAATCAAGTTCAAACTTATCATAGTCAAAAAACCATTTGTTTAACTTTAAGTGCTTGATAAATGGATATCCTAACAAATCTCTTGCACCGCCATTGTAGGATTCGCTAATTGGAAATGGAGGTATGTCATCTGACAGGTCCATGTTTTTAAGCTTGAATGGCTTTGGTGTGGACAAGAGGTATTCGACGAAAGATAAAAATAAAATCAAAAAAGAGACGGTCCATATTAAGCTAAGATAATCCGTATTCGTATCGAGTACATTGATCATGAGTGGTTCCATCCATTCATCTTGAGTAGAAAATAGGCAAACGCGACAACTCCTGCTGCACCCAGTGCTTGGAGAGACCATTTCCCAAAGGTTTTGAAAATATCATCGAGCCAGTTAGCCATAACCTCTTTTTGAATGGATACCCGTTCATCGCGACTAAGGTTTTCAAGTTTACCTTCCCGGATAAGCTCTTGAATCGCTTCTTTAAACAGTTTTTTTTGCTCCTCAGACATTCTATTTTCCTTTTCTAACAGACTCTATCTTTGTTTCTAACATTTCACTTGCCATTTTTCTTTTTTTCTTCAGTTTTTTTCAAAGAATCTGCGTTCTCTATTTCTTGCAAACCTTGAAGCATAAGAAAAACGGAATTGATTTGATTAACTGTGAAATTTGGATACGAACCATTTGCCATAAAATTTCGCAATTCTTGCAACTGGTTTTCACAAATAATGTATTGTTTCATGATTCAAATACCTCTTTTTTCAAAAAGGCATCAATTTCTTTTGCATCTTGCAATGCTTTGTCACGAACGGCAAGGAGTTCGTTTATCGGTATGATTTCTTCTCGAACTTCATCAGGAATCAACTGTCCCGTTACAGGTGAGAATTTTTTGTAGCCAACCTTTAGACAAGGCTGTTGAGATTCCCCGGTAGCATCATGCAAATTGACAATCTCTTGAGAGTGAACTGCACCTTGCTCAACAGCGGCTAGGTGATCTCTGATCATTTGAATTGGCGCGTATCTAAAATCCATAAAAAACTCCTTTTTGATTTTTTTTAAACATCATTAAACTTCTCATTATTTTGTCCTTTCTAAACATAAAAAATTATGACAAAACCGCGATTGAAAGACGTTGAGTCGTAGTTTGAATTGGCATACTCCCCCCCGGCAAGTCTTTCGAGATAAATATTTGTAGAGTCCCAATATGCAGCCCCACCAAGATCAGTCTTGCTAGCAGAGTAATATAAGGGTGAGTAAATGGTGTCGTCATCACGGCGCACTACAACATGTACCGATCGTATGGTGCTATGTGTAAGTCCGTGTGGAACCGCAACGCTGGCCGTTGTGAACATGTTCCAATTGTTGATCTGAACAATCTTACATTTAATCGTGGCGTTTCCTGTCCCCAAAGCCGCACCATTCGCAAATGTAGGGGAACTACTCCAGGTCATTGGGTTAGAACCACCGCCGCCAGAGACTAATACATCGCCAGAACTGCCAGCGCTTGTGGGCAGATTAAAATTGTAAGTACCAGCCGCTGCCTGAGGTTGGATGGTTACATTGCCTGAAGTTGACCCAATAAGTCCTAAAGCTCCTGTGGTACTTCCTGCTGCGCCGAGGGTCATGGTTCTAACCCAATTCAGAACGTCACTGGTGTTTTTGGATAAATTTAAGTCAGCTGTGTTTGCGTTATTCCTCCAGGTAATGACCTCAGCATTAGAAAGCCGATAAAGCCCAGCCTTTGGTGGATTTGAAGCCCCAGAAAGATAGGCGGCGCAAAAAATAGCATTCGCTGAAAAATTTCCCGCCGAGTCTCTAGCGACCGTTGTGTTTGGTGTATTCGTCGAAACCGCACGAATTGAAGAATTCCAAGTACCTGCCGGCGTGCTGTTGTTTGTCAAAACAAGCCTTACGTAATATAAAGAGATGTTCATAGAAACTAATAGCCCAGAAGCTGCATTATTAACTGTCAGGAGGCCACCTGTAGTGGCTCTCACAATTTCAAACTCTTCACCCACCATCATAGTTGTTGCATCTGGAAGTACAACGGTGTGATTGCTTGATCCTGTAAATATTTGGGTTTTGGTTGAGTCTGAGGTAAGTGTAGTGGTTCCTCCTGATGTTGTTGTAGAAGTAACTCCTATAGTGTTCCCCCAAGCCATTGCGTTAGCACCACCGCCAGAAGACACTAGCGGCTGACCAGCAATCCCAGCTGTGATTGGCAGATTAAAGTTATAGGTTCCCGCCGCTGGTTGTGACTTTACAGACACCTTCCCAGATGTTTCCCCAATAAGCTCAAGAACTCCTGAGGAGGCACCCACTTTACCAATCGCGACTGATACGTCTGCGGATAAGCCAGTAATCCCTGTAATGTTGTTTGAGTCGTCAATAAATATGCCCGAATTCTTTACAAACTTTCCAGAAGTACTATCGAAGCGTGGAATCGCATTGCTACTAGATAATCCTGTGTTTTTAACAAAGTTCGGATCATAGGCTTGTATATCAGAACCAATAGCTAACCCTAATGAAGTTCTTGCCTGAGAAGGTGATTTTAATTGCCAATGGCTACCATCTCCCACCATAATATGGTTTGCAACAGGTACTAGTCCTCCGATGTCCGTTAAGTCCGAATCCAAAATTGGTGGATTTGCTAATGCCATTTATATACTCCCCATTACACAGAGACTACGATCTGAGACTGTTGTAATGCGTATTTCGTTACAGTACAAAACTTCTTTCATACAGGTCCTTTTTTGCAAAAAAAAAGGCACTTAATTTTCGGTTACCCGACTTTTAAGTGCCTCTTTGCGGTGAGCCTTTGCCTCCGCATTTAGTTAGCTTTATTTTGACTATCAATAGTCTATACTAATAGAGTAAAAATTTCAATTTTTTAACTTAAAAATATCCATTTTTGGGTAGCGCGTTTAATCCATCCTTGAAAGATCTTCTACCGATACTCATTGATTAGTAAGAAGCATTTTGGCCCTGAGCAACAACAATTTTTATGTTCCCCTCCGCCGAGATAGCCATGATTTTGTTTGTAGGGGCCTCCTGTGGTGAATAACTGCCACCGGGTCTAATCTCAAACCCATCATTAGCACTTGCGTTCGAATCAAATTTGAAATATAGGGTCGAAGATCCTCTGTTTTGAATTAAAAGAGATGTCCTCTTTGGATCGTTATCCACAAGCATTACATTTTCAGAATCTCCCACAGTATATTCTTTTTGGTCATCAAATTTAGCTGACATTTTTCATGTCTCCTTTCTTAGGTGAATAAAACGGTATTAAAAGTAATCCCTCTTTCAGAGTCCACTCGCAGGATAAGTGCGTCCAACCATTTGTACCTTCTTCCATTGCTGTAACACCAAGAGGTTTGTAAACGGCCTCGTAATTTTTTTTCACATCATCTTGGAACTCCTTTGAAGAAACACCATCAATTTTAAGATCTTCGGCTAATCCAAGTTTGTGTCGACTAAAAAAAGACCCTTCTTTACAGTTTGGTGGCCGATAGCCTGAGTAGTTATATTTTGTGCCCCCAAAAATCCAGTCATTGATTGTCACTTTTTTACCAAATCGATCCCTCACCCCTTGCGCAATAATGGGCAGCTTTGGGCTCAAAAACTTAACGGATGTGTACCCAAAGCTAGCATAAATTTCCTTTGGCACAAATTCTTCGAGTAAAAAACTAGGCGCTGATTCCAACTGCATAAAATTCCTTTCTTAAGACCTTACTCTCATTATTTTTGTACTTTCTAAACATAAAACAGAATGACAAATCCGCGATTGAAAGACGTTGAGTCGTAGCTTGAATTGGCATACTCCCCCCCGGAAAGTCTTTCGAGATAAACATGTGTTGAGTCCCAATATTCCGCGCCCCCAAGATTCGCTTTGTTTGCTGAATAGTAAAGTGGTGTGTAAACCATGTTATCATCACGGCGCACCACTGCCTGTACCGCTCGTATGTTGACATGATTCAGTCCGTGCGGAAATGAAACGGTGGCCGTTGTGAACATGTTCCATTCACCAATCGGTTCAAATTTAACTTTAAAGGGGAGATTTAAAAGGGATCGAACGGCTTCATAATCAGCAGCGCCGAGAAGTGAAAAAACATTTGCAGATGACGCCAATTCCTCAAAATTACCGACCCCAGCACTAGATCTTCCAAGTAGTTTGTATTGTTCACTTGCGTCGACAAACTTTGCTAGGGTAACAGAATTGTCTTGAAGTTGGTTTGTTGATATTGAATTATCGCCAAGCAGATAGTCTGTTGCGTCTTCAAGATATTTAAACCATTGTGAAGCCATTTTATGGAGCCAGTTAAAAATTTGCATAGAGGGTTTTTCTGGAATGCCCCCTAACTTTTCCCACCCACTGTTTTTTTTGCCAGTAGAAGGTTCGATGATTTGATCATCGCCAGTTGCTGTTTTTGCGAATTCGTATTTTGTTGTTGGTTTTATGGGTGCGGGCATGACTTTCTCCTAAATTATGTCGGCAAGATTGCCGCCTATTTCTAAATCTGAATAATCTCCAAACCCCATCCCGTTTGATTGTGGATCACTTTCAAATACAAAAGGTGTGGAATTGGTTATTGAAAGAAGTGGAAACGCGACCCCTGCTGGCTTCGCTGATTTGATCGCTTTTCTTATTTCAGAAACAGAACCAATAGGATCAGCGTTAATGGCAATCATTTGAAGTTCGGCTGGATATACTTCTCCATACTGAACCGAGTCACATCCGGTTAAGATTTTGAAAATTTGGATAACATCTTCCTGCGTGCCTTCTGATATGTGCTCAGATATTTTTGATCCAAGCTTAATTCGATATGTCGAATCCTCCACACCGTTTCTTTTTAAGTTTAAAATTGTTCCGAGATTGTCGAGTTGAATGCCCTCAGAATTAACCAAATTTCTGTTGCTGAGCATCGGAAATAGAATGTTTTCAATTTCTTGAATTTTGGAAGCGTAAACGTTTAAAATTCCCGAGATATTTTTTTTGTCTCGATATTGTGTGATGAGCCGATTAAACGCATCTGTTGCGTGTGTGTTTATTTGAGTTATGCTCATGTGCTACTCACGGTGATTCTGGAGCTATCAAAAACCGCTATTTCTGTAACAGAAACGGGAATGTTGTCAGATTCTGTTGGTGATGCTGAAGTCCCGATCAAAATTTCAAGGCCAATGACGCCAGGAACAGTGTTTACGGGGGTGTAAAGCCGATTAACAATTACATCTTGTCCAATTTTAAAGCCCTGTACAAAATCAATGATGGCATCTTTTATTTGTTGATCGCCGTTTTCTGGATAGATTTCCCCCTCGTTTTCATCAGAATTGGCTACAACATTTACCACCATGTAAATGTTCAGAGAATTTGGCCTTGAAAACTTTATGGTTTGCGTAAGACCTTGAGAATCCACCACATCCTGTGAAATATCGCCATAGGCCTCTATTCCGGCTGGTTTTGAATCCCAAATGGCCTTTGCGATGTTCGCGCTTGAGCCACCAAGGACGTATGCCTGAAACGATTTTGCGGGCCTGTCGTCTTCGTCTGGCTCATCGCCTACATTCTCAATCAGGATTGCTTGAATCACGTCCGTTACGGCTAAAATTTTGTTTTTTATGCCTTCTAAGGTTGCCGTACCGGCACGCTGTAGTAAGTTCAATCGTCTCAATTTTAATGCGGAATCGGTTTCAACATCCCGCCCAACAGCAGCATCCAATAAGTTGGTTACCGACTCCACACCTGAGGTCGGGGTTTTGATCACTGTTAGTGATGCAGCATTCGCAACGGTTGAACCTGAGAGAGTGCAAAGAAGTGGGATGTCCACAAAAGAGGAGTAGCCTTTAGTAGTCTCTGTTACAGTCACGCTAACGGCTCCGCTGTTACTAAGCGAATTACTCGTTACGCTTAAAAGCGGCTGATCAATTTCCCCTGCACCCCCTGCAAAAGTAACAACAAAACCGCTTGAAAAAGATCCGGTTACCGTCACATCTCCAAGTCCACTTATTGCTCTAAGTGCTGTTTGAAGGGCGGCGGCATTCGCTGTATGGCTGATAGCCGAGGTTTCAATTTCATCGTATCTCAATTTAAAAGATCCGGAAGATGGTGTAGCGCTGAAGCTTATAGTCTGTACTTCGTTGATACCGGCATGAATCGTTTTATCTTCTGAGGACTCAAATATGGCTGTTTCATTTCCAGCGACCGCAGCTTGAAAACCTGCTGGTACAATCGTATTCAGATCGCCGAATACTCGTGCAGTCACACTTGATTTTGTTGCTGGTAGCCTTACCACGCCGGTAATAGACACAACGTTATCCAATGAGGTATCTGAAGCTGTGTTCGGATACTGAGAGTTATAAACAGATTGGGCGAGTTCCCATAGCAGACTTAAACGTTCGTCCATAATGGCCTTAATTTGGCCAAGTGGAGACGTTTCGCTAAGGTTGATGCCGTCCCCAAGGGAAGCACGCAACTCAGAATCTGTTTCTGCGCTGATATCTGTTAAACGTTTTAAGTTAAAACCAGTTTCTGTAACTCCGTAGCCCATTTAATCCTCGTTTAGGCAAAAAAAAAGCGAGCCATTCTTTTTAGAACGACTCGCCTCTGTTGTTGGTTTTTTTGCCAGTGTCAGTCAGCGACAAATATTTTAGCCAAATTATAACACATGACAAATTCCTACCAAAACATCTACTATGAATTCACCGAAAAAGAACCTCGCTCTTATTGAGCGCTATCAAGAGGGTAATGTAATGGCCACAGCAGAACAATTAAAATCGTTGATTCGATCCCACTTTGGAGATGATCCAGAGAGGTTTTTCACTCTTGCTCTTCAGGTGGCCGCGCATGAAGCACAACAAGGGCATGGTGCATTGGCCCATGATATACGCGACATTATTGACAAGGCTAGAAGAGAAAAAAGCCCAAAGTTACTTAAATTTCCTAAGGAATTGCAAGGACTAGTTCTTCTAGAGAAGCCCGAAATTCCAAAAGCCTCTCTTGTTGCTCCAACGGGTCTCATAGGCCGGATTGAAAGGATCATCTATGAGCATCGACAAGGGGGTAAGTTAAAAAGTCATGGTCTTTCTCCGAGACGAAAGATTTTATTGGTTGGGCCTCCAGGAACTGGCAAAACGATGACTACAAGGGTTTTGGGACACGAACTGGGTTTGAATTTTTATACGGTTCAGGTAGATAAGCTAGTCACAAAGTTTATGGGTGAAACAAGCGCAAAACTACGGCAGATATTTGACTTAATTCAGGAGGAGCCTGGAATTTATTTTTTTGATGAATTTGATGCTATTGGTGGCGAAAGAACTCTCGAAAATGATATTGGGGAAATGCGAAGAGTCTTAAATTCATTTCTTCAATTTATTGAGCAGGATTCATCAGACAGCATCATTGTTGCCGCAACCAATAGCCCGAAACTCTTAGATCGAGCACTTTTTCGTCGTTTTGATGATTTATTGTATTACGAGTTGCCACAAGAAATGGATAGAAGGCGACTGATGGAAAATCTGCTGGCAGCGTTTCTTCCAAACAGGTTTGTCTGGAAAGATGTTCTTGCTAAAAGCGAGGGCCTTAGCCACGCTGAAATTGACAACGCTTGTAGAGATGCAATTAAAGAAACTGTTCTTGCAGATAAGAAGGAAATTAATACTCAAGTAATCTTGAAAATGTTGGATGAGCGACAGAGCATACATCGCGAGCTGAATTTGAGTTTGAAGAAGTTGTTCTAAAATTTCCGGATATATCGTATGTTTGCGCAAAAGTCTGCGCGTTGAAACTTGACGCATCGAATAGGTTTCCACTAGAGCGTCTATGTTTCAAATTTTTGGAAATGGGGCACAACATATATTGTAGGCTTGTGCAAAAGTTTGAGCGTTGAAACTTGACACGTCGAATAGGCTTAGTTTAGGATTACCGAGGTGTGTACTATCATAAGCTACAATATTAGTCGATATTTCGAATAGTGTTAGTTTAGGATTACCGCACTCAGTGTTCTCCGCCCAACGGAAGACGGAGATTTTAGTTTAAAAAGTCTTGGCAGAGTTAGTACCTTCCAGCCAAGACTTTTGTTATAGCGAGGACAAGCTCTAAAAAGAGTATTATCATCTTAATAACTTTAGCCATTTGCATCACCTACCTCTACAAAATAAATAATTTGTAGGCAGGTGGCTCAATGAGCCAATCCGTTGTGGCCTCTTTTCGGAGGTTGCTTCGATTATAGCAGGCCGTTTACGAAAGCTGAACCACTAAAGCGTCTATGTTTCCGCTTTGGGTTGTAACACCAAAATTGATAGTCATCCTTCGATTTAGGTTATCGTAGGAAAAATCAAACTTTGTAATGTTCAAAACACCCGGCGTTTCTGTGATTGTTTTCTTGAAAATCGCTGAAATGGTATCCCGCGATACGTTTTTCTGCATGATCGTCTGAAAATAAGGGACTCCTTTGCTTTGATCCAGAAACCATTCTCCATAAAAAAGTTGCAATCTTTGCTTTAAGAGCTGCCGTATTTCTTCCACACCAGTAACCATGCTGACAACATTGTTGGTGAGATCTATGTCGTGATCGTCGTTTAGTTTTATGTCCATTATGCAATGCTTCCTGGTCCCGCCGGGGTTGTGATTGTCGCATTGTTTTTTATGTGATCAATGATTGCACCCGCACTTGCTCCAGCTAATGCGCGAACATGCTCTGAAGTCATTGGGCTATTGGTAGGCAATGTCGCAATCACGGCCTGCATTGCGTCTGCCATGTCTGCTGCCAACTGGGATGCGTTCATTGTCATAGTTTCATTCCTCCTATTTTGTTTGCTATTACTGAAAATGATGCCGCGTTTATTGGCGGTTGCGGTCCAATTTGAGTGTTTGTGATGATATTGGCACAGGCAGTGGCGAGCTCTTGTAGGATGGATAAAACCTCGTTTGAACCATTTCCAATTGCAAACTTGCCATCCTGCGATAACTTTATAAAGGCACTACCATGTTGGATAAGCGCATGTTGGGTATCTACGGGCATGCCTTTACCAACAGGCTTGATGGACGGGTAGGCAATAGCATCGCTTAAATTAAACTTGCGAGGATCTTTTGGGTTTACTACCCCGCCCTGAACCTTCCAGATATCCAAAGAACGCTCACTGACTATTAAGTTGACGGTATCGCCCTTTTTTAGGGGAAAGCTAAAAATGAAGCTGTCTGTTTGATAAAAACCGACCGGAACATCAGTCAGTAAAGCATGATCTAGCTCGGTTCCATCCAGGAGTGTTTTTTTGAGAGCGGGCTTCACTGTGCATGTTTTTTTTTCTGCGTTATAGGACTCAACAATGCCAGGAATTGAGGTGTGGATATCCAAAAGCTTTCTTTCGACCATAGTCGAAATAACCTGATCGAGTGTTGGTGTGTCAGGCAAATTCTTAGGATTGCTCATGTCAAAATAGCCTCCCCCTTTATTGTCCAACTACCCTCTTGTGTATCTCCGGTGTAGCTGCATTTTTTCACAAGATAAAAGGATTTTTTCTTTGGGATAAATGGACTCTCAATTTTAACGGTTTTTGTTGGCTCAATTTTGGGGTTAATAAAGCACTCAAAAGTAACTGTATTTGGGCTGTTTTCATCCTGTGTTTTTTTATTTTTGCCTACCTCTACCGATATAAGCCCAGTTTCAGCGGATAAGACTTCCTTCATCTTTTTATCTATTTGATTTGGGCTTGAAAGAACAATTTTGTCGTTTTGGATACTCCAAAGCAAACCTTCTTTGTGGACGATTGCATCCAGAAAGTGCTTAATGTGACCGGATAGGGTTACGCCATGCTGGTATTTTGAATTGCTTACTTTTGAAAAAATAGCATCATCTAACTTTCCACTCTTAAGCTGTTTGAAAAGGTATTTCAAAACATCAACTGTGGAAGTTCCGGCCGCGAAGCTTTGCGAAACCTGGGTGTCTGTGATCGCCTCTTGACCCTCCCCACACGAGATTTTCGTGATGATTTCAGTACCACTTTTTGAACTACTTACGAAGTTAATGTCGCCCACAAATATTTGGCCCAATACTTCTTCTTCTGTAACAGGAGCATAGCCAACCTCAAGAGATACCCCTGTTGCTTTTAGGAGCTTGTCTCTTGTTTTTTCGCTTAAGTTGTAGATGCTGATTACGGCCGAGTTTACGGTGCTATCATCTGTTTTTTCGATTCTAAATCCGATGCGGTTTTCTGAAATTATCAGTGGAGCGCTTCCATTTTTAAATAAAAAAACGGCGGATGCTTTTCGCAAAAAAAGCTTGCTCATAAAGTGCTTTCCTCGTAAAGGAGTACAACTCTATCGCCAAAGTCTGTGTCGTCAGGGTCTTTATCTTTTCCTTGTGTGTCGTGAACGAGGAATGTCCCTTTTGGCAAATTTAGGTGTGGATATTGAAAGCTTAGATGCACGTTTGTTTGCAACAAAAGCCCGGAAAGAATAGGTTTACGGTCTAAATTCAAAATATTCATAACCCACAAGCTAAGGCGTTTATTGAATAAAAATTGCAACACATAAAATTGATTGTCGAGTGAAACGGTCTCCTCAAATGATCGAAGCCTTCTGTTAATTGGAATTTGAATAATGCTCATTTCAAAATACCCTTAACGGACTCGGTGAGATTCATTAGAATCGAAGATGCTTTTTTGACAGACCTCGGCTGTTCAGTACTCTTTTGCCCAAGATCAACTGTTGGAGTAGCTGTATGTTTTATGCTTTCAACGGCGTTTTTTGCCTGTACACTCACTTGGGATGTGTGCGCGATTTTGATTTGTTCCATGGTGGCGGTAAAAGATAAGGTGTTCTTTGTTTTTGATGTTTCAATAATCGAAATATTTGTGAACAAAACATTTTCGTAATTTGTAATCCCAGCAACAATTGAAAATGGGATTCTGTTTTCAAAAGTATCTTTTAAAAAAGTATAGGCTTTTTGAACTTTGTCTTTAGGTTGCAACAGCAACCCGCTGATCGATCCGGATAGTGCCGCCAGTGCCGGATCATTGCTTACTATTTGCTGAAAGCCCGCAATAATCGCTGTGGAATAGGCAACACTTAAAAAGGTTGTTGGCGAATCTGATATTCGTCCCTCGATCGTTATTTTTGGATTTTCCAGGTTGACATGATTGGTAAAAATACTTCCATCTTCGACTGGCGAGGATGTAACCGTAGCGCTTTTTTCATGCATTATTTGTGAAGTGACATCTATTTCCAATATTTCCAAATTACCCTCCCTAGAGTAGGCGATAATTTGCACTTTTTTAGCGGGTTTCAGTAAGTCTAAATTGGCCATAAATACCTCGAAAAAAAAGAGGCGGGCAATACGTTAAGTACACCCGCCTCCGTTGTGTGATTGGCTTACGCCTCCACTAATTGGTCAGCTTGATGCTACAATTTTACCATAAAGGAAGGTGCTTCAATGAATAAAGTTTTTATTGCCATTTTACTGCAATTGGTTATTGTGAACTCTGTTTTTTGCTCAATTGAATCAAAGAAAATGTTGGGTAATAATGCGAATGGTGATTTGGTCACACTTACACCATCTTCAGATCCCAAGGAATTAAGATGGAACGCTGTTCGTTCCTTAAAATACGCTGGGCTATCAGACATTCAAATTGAAAGTCTGTTTTCTGAGCTAGATAAAAAAATGAATAAAGACAACATCCCAAATTATTTTTCATTTGAAAAATTGGAGGAGTCACTGAAAATTGGCAAATTTATAGCATACGGACTAACTTTCGAAGACTTTGTTGCTTGTGAAGATTTAAATGCGAGTATGCCATGGGAAAAAAAATTATGTAATAAAGAGCAAGTTTATCGGTGTAAAGTCCTAGGCGCGCCATTAGATAAGATTGTTGGGTATGAATATACCTCAGATAGGATTGAGGATGATGAAAAAGTTGTTGATTATTATTACTGTGGCCATTTGTTGATAGATAGATGGTCTAGCATTTCGATATTGGTTAGCTGCCTTTCCCAAATGGGATATCAAAAACAACAAATAAAGGCTGTTTTGAATAGGGAATTCGAAGAGAAAAACAAGTCAGTAAGGTTCTTTCTTGAGAGTAATAAATATATTCCTTACAAAAGGGTTTTAGAAATATTGAGAAAAGAAGGCTATAAAATAGAAATAGTTCAAGGCAAAATCGAAAGTGTTTTTAAGGATGAGGATGAATACGATAGGTTTAGAGGCGACAGCCGATTATAGGTAGATACGGAGAGATGGCAGAGCGGTTTAATGCGGCGGTCTTGAAAACCGTTGAACCGAAAGGTTCCGTGGGTTCAAATCCTACTCTCTCCGCCAAAAGTTTCAAAACAACCAAAATGGGGGTAAAATTAAGAAAGGTGCTCAGGCACTAGCGTAAACACCGCGCTACTGTGTGTTACTTAAAGCCGGATTGCGCAACTCGTGGCTACGGGGGATGGATGGGTAGGGTATGGTGAAAAAGCCCGCTGTGAGCCACCACAGCCCCCTCCGGCAATAATTTCCCATTCTGTTTATTCCTCTATCTCAACTTCCTTAATTTTAAATTCCGCCATGTTTTCGTCCATAATTGATTTAGCGGCTTCCTCTGCCTCTTCTTTTGTTTCAAAAAGGGTTGAGTCATGCATCCCGCCAAAGTGCCATCTATAGTCCGATGGACACCCCACTAACTCAGCCCATTCCCCACCCCATGATTTTGCCCAAGCTTGAAATTTTTGCATCGTTTTTTCTCCTATCTACAGTTTTTTTATTCGCCGATATTAATATTACTTTAGCCTTTTTAGGCTAATATGTCAATAGTTGTTTTTAGACTATTTGACACAAAAATGTTTCGCGCTTATTATCATAGACCATGAATAAAACTAATTTTTCAAGATGGTTTAAAGCGAAGCTGTCTGCCTCAGGTAGAACATTTTCAGATATAGAGCGCGAAATGCGCCTACCGCCCAAATCCATATCCAAAAAGCTCCGCATGGGAACCATGAGGTCTACTGAAGAGCGCGCCATAGCAAATCATTTGGGGTTCGATGTGGATTGGACGAGACCATGAAAACACTACAAGAATCTCTTCAGCCCGTAACTAAATGGTGGGCAGACCATAAAGACGCATCGAGTGAGGACTTAGAGCTTCAATGCGCTCAGATCATTGACGATTGGTATTTGGAAATTAAAGACGAGCTTCGGAGTGTTCCGCATATGATAGGTGCCTTGAAAGAGAGCCTTAAGGTGCACTTACACGATATTTGTGGTGTACCAGAAGATATAGAGGTCGGGCTTCATCTCATATTTTCAAACAGCGTTAAATATATTGACGATTATGTTGCAGTACAAATGAAAAAGTGTGGTAAAAGTTACCCGCCAAGGGTGTAGCCCTTTGCAGTTATCAAGGATTCCTTGACAACTGAATGCTCATCTAATTTCAAGCAAATTACATTTTTTCTGTAGGAACACTAATATTTTCTGTAATTTGGGGATTTGGGATAATTTTGAACTTAGTTTTGGGCGATTTTTTTATTCAGGCGTAGGTGACGACGCGGTTTATTCAGCGCTTTCTGGTAATTGCAAAGGGATTTTTTTGAGCGCATCAAAAATCATGTCCATAAGCTCGTCTTTGTGTCGAAGTTCTTTTTTGGCCTTTTTTTCTAGGGCTTGGATGTGATCATGAAACACTTTTTTTATTGGATTTGGTAGGTAGTATCCGTGTTTTCTTATGGAAGGCAAAACTTCAGTTGTTACCCACTTTCTGAAGTTTTGGGCTTCCTTTTTTCTACTTAGAAAAACTAAAATGTAAAGTCCCGGCTCGTTTACAATATAGCTTTGTTGCTTTCTTCCCACAGAATCGATGACTTCAGTACTACTTAAGTCATCTCTGTCTAACCGCTTAAGTGTTTCGCTGATATTTTTTAGTCCGAGCGCCTTGCAAATATCGCTAGCAACAAACCAGGGAAGGTTGTCTTTTTCGACAACACGAATGTTACCAAACTTTGTGCTCTCAAAAACTGTTAATGATGTATTCAAGATTTTCATCACTCCGCCTGCTTTAAAACTGGTAAAGGATGATTATAGCCCAGCCAATTTTGCAACGTCCACTCAGAAGCGAATTTTTTCCTTAATAAGAAACCGATGGAATAGAGTTTCTCATAGTTGCTCTAAAGACATCACCGAGAGCTTCGTGAATCCCTGATTTTACAGCGTGCCCAACGTCTCCTGATGGTGTGCCTGCGGGTACATTAACTGTAACAGGCGAGCTAACAACAACGCTTGTTTGGCTGCTGTTTGTTGTTGGTGAAAAAGTTGGTGGTGACTGGATGTTCTGAATTGTTCCTATCGGCATTCCAGAAAAAAATTCCAAACCAAACCCAGCTATTTTTTTGAAATTGAAAACGTCTTTAATTTTTGTTTTGATTTTGTCGATGATTGAAGACACGAAATTTTCGACCATAGATACAAAATCTTTCAGTTTTTGGAATCCATCTTTGATCCAGCCCACAAAAATTTCCGTAAAGGAATTTCGACCTTGGAAAAAAGACAAAACATCTTCTGCTAACAACAGAGCTGCAATTATAAGAGCTCCTATCAGGGCTGGAATCCCTAGAATTACGCCTTCTGCAAATAATGCTGCAACTCCCACTGCTCGAATTGCTGTTACCAATTCCCAAATTGCAATCCCAATTACCCCGATTCGAGAGACCAAACTCAAAGCCAAAAACGAAATTAGAGCCAAAGTTAAGAGTTTGACGGATTTTTCAACGCCTCCAAAAATTTGTGCTAGATCATAAAGACCCATTACCAAAAATTTAGTTGTGATCCAAACTTCTTTTAAAAATCTGGCAAGCATTCTCATAAAATGAACGCTTTTTTCCAAAATCAATTCCCTGTTTGCCTCTACCCAATTAAGGACCTCACTCACAAACGCTTTAGCTGCGGGAAGTAAAGCTTCCCCAACTTCTGAAGAAAAAAGGACAGCAAAATCATAAGCGTTTGATAAAAGCCCTGACAATGTCTTGGATTGCTTAATCATTAAGTTTGCAAACCGCCCATTCCCTGTGGTCATTCCTTTCAGTAATGAAAGAACGTCCTGGTATGATATCTGTCCCCCCTCAATCATTTTCATGATTTGCTCTGAGCTTTTCCCATACTTTTTAGAAAGCTCAGGAATAATTGCAACTCCTGAATTTGCAAATTGGAGAACTTCTCGTTGCATCAATCGACCAAGCCCACGAACATCTGCAAGAGCTTTTACCAAAAATGGGAGCTTATCTTTACCGACACCGGCAGCAATATTTCCGATCATGTTCAAAGTGGGCACAAGTTCTTCAGCACTAAACCCAAAGGCAAGTAATTTTTTCGCTTCTTCCAGTATTCCTGGTACGGTAAACGGTGTTTTTCTTGCAAATGAGAACAAATCATTAAGCGTTTTCTTTGCAAGCTTAGAATCCCCTATCAACGTTTGAAAAGAGATCTTAATTTGCTCCATTTTTGATGCTTCGTTGAGCATAAACCCAATTTTTACGGCCGCCGCCGCAATAACGCCACCGAGTATAAGACCCCCTGTCTGCAAACCTCTAGTCGTTTTTTGAAGCTCGGTTTTGGCGTTTTTGATTTTGGCTTCCATTTTGTCCAATGGTGCCGAATCCACATCAAAACCAAACCTTGTTACAAGCTCGCGAACGGTAGTGCTTCCAGCCATCAGTGCGACCTCTTAGGGTAATGAAGCCCTTGCCAAAAGGTGTTCTGTTCATAGCTCGTATTTGCTTTTGCAGGCCCAATAAAATGATCTTCCGTCACACAATTCCTCAAGGCGTCTTTGTAGTTTTGAAAGACACCAACAAACGACCAGCCATCAATCCAATTATCGGATTCTGGAACATGTTGATTTGTTTTTTTACCTACTACATAAATTAGATTCATTTTGTGATTTCCTGTCGGCGATATATTGAGCTTGTTCCCTGATATCTAAAATTTCATGAGCATCGGCCAAATCCACAAGCGTCCATTTTTCTTCGATTTCTGATCTTGTGGCGAGGCCTTCAACCACTGGTCGCCAAAGATACCAATCTACGAAATGCTTTTCTGGAGCCCAGCCACCCTCTCCACTTGAAGGCCTTTTATAGCGGAGAGGATTGGACCTAAAAAATCGGCATAGTTCACCTCTAAAGCTTTCGTAACGACGCCAAACAAAAGACCTATTTTCCCCTGGAAAGTTAGGTCCAGATTCACCGAGATGAACTTTCCTGATTCTGTTTGAATTTCAACCGTGCTAAGTAGGTCGTTCAAGATATCAACGACGACCTGCTCTTCAAGACGATCACCAAGGCATTTTACTGCCTCTCCGATGACCTCCATGTTTATTTCTTTATCCATAACAGATCCAGAACCGGCGTTTAAAGCCCCGACAGCGTTACCAATTGGACCGCTAGCGATCTTGGTAAGGCGTGTCAGGGTTTTGATTGCTTTTGTAGTCGGAAGGCACTGCATCTGGAAATTTGCGTCCTTAACCGTAAACTTTGTAAATCCATGCATTTTTTAGAGCCCTTCCTAAACGTTCTTGCCTTCAAAGCCGATCAAATGGCCGCAGGTTAGCTCCCACTTGTTCTCTCCGGCCTGTCTTCCTCTTGTGGTATCAGGAATGCGTTTAATGGCGCAATCTGCGGACTCATAGAGGGTTGTGCCGTTCTGGTCGCGCATCAAAAAGTTGAATTCTTTTTGACCGCCAACACGTGCTGCGTTGTAGATGGTGCTGAGATACTCATTTGCTTCTGCGCCTTGTCGGATGTTAAGGGTGATCATCCCGGATTGATTTGCGTCCTCGTTCAAAATTGTTTCGCCGTCGACGCCAACAGAGTGGTTATAGCCATCGCCATTGAACTTTACTTCGATGAAATCGTTTTCACCAAATCCAGTAAGTTGACGACCACCAAAAATAATCGAATGCGCTTTTGCTGAAAATAATTTTGCCATTTTTTAAGCCTCCTAGACTGAAAGATTCCCATTCAGGATCGTTTTGTGAATCGCTCCTGCATAGGTTGCGCTAAATTTGACATTCCTTAAAATTCTGTCGGATTTATCGCCACTTGAAATTGCGGAGATGTCCGGTGCAGTAACAGTTGGCGCTGGCGAACTGGCCAAAATTCTTTGATCAACGGCTTGTAACAAAACCTGTTTAACCAAAGACTTCACCACATCAATTCCTTGGTTTGTGAATGAAACTTTCTTTTCGCTTGCAAGTGTGCCAAACACATTCTCTTCTAGTCGAGCTTGAATGTAGTCCGTGCCTTGCATAATGTCGATGAACTCACCTTCAGAAGTAACGCCATTTTGCATGATGTTAATCCCTGCTTTTTCGATAAAGAAATTGCAGTTTTTAGAGGCCAAAACAGCTTTCTCTGTCGATGTTAGGCTCTCAGGCGTTACACCAGAAAGACTTTTGAAGTTCCATGTAATACTTCCGGCAGCCTCTGGAGCATTAAGACCTACCCATGCCGCTTCTACATGGTTGCTTGAACTTGCTGTGTAAACCAAAAAAGTTCTGTCATAGCTGTTGAGTTTTAGAATGCTCGCAATATCGGAAACTGGGTCTGCGGTTGTTGCCACCGTTACTGTAGCCTGGCTTCCTCCACCTGTGATCCCGATATCCGTAATGGGAAGCGCAACCCCACCAATAGCTGCAACTACTGTGATTACTCGGGCCCCAGTCACTGTCGCGCTTTCCACATCATCGAGCTCTGCAATTGCTTCTGCTAAAGCCAAAATTGTAGCCGCGTGGCTTGTTGCATAGGTTACGCTTATCGTTTCCCCACCAACGTTTGCAGACAACACATTGCTGCTCACAAAATCTGCTGACAATGTAATCGTTTGGGCATGTTTAACGAGCGTTTTTACGTTTGAGTCGTGTGAAAGTGCTGAAAAAAGCTTTTGCTTTGTTTGGATATACTCCGCCACCTGCTTGATATCAAGTAGAGTTGACGAGGTCAAAATTAAAAAGTACCAGTCATTATCGACTTGAGTGATGTCTTGCAACTCAGTAACAACACTGACATTGACTTGCTCGGTTGAAACAATCAAGTTTGACGATACGCTTATTGAGAACCCTACACCGGCAGTATTAGCCTCAATATCCAACTCATTACTATTGTCCGTTGTGGTAACGGGCTCATCCCCCGCATCAACGGCCGCCTTGATTGCATCTACGATGTTGGCAGCTGTGGCACTTCCACCAGAAGTTGCCGTGAAAACCGTTCCATTGATTGTTACGGTGTAATCTGTTGAGTTCTGAACCTGGCTAATGCTAAGCGTTACAGCCTGCTTTTGGTTAGCCAGACGTTTTCCTATTTTAATTTTCTCAGGCTTAACTTGTTGTGAAAATAAGGCCTGTGCTTTTTTATACTCCAAATCTGAAGTTTGAAAATCGAGAGCAACCTCATCAAGAGAGGCATACTCTTTTATTTTTTCTGAAAACCTGGTGTGTTGCCCTAAAACAAGCGGAACACCAAACCCTTTTTGAGTAACGGAAGCCGTTTCTCTTGTAATGTTGACCTGTACGACATCGCTAATTTGTGACATGTTTTCCTCCTTTATTCTTGTTCGAATTCGTAATTTTCAATTGTGCTTGCCACAGATTCGACCTCCTCTGCGGCATTAAAAAAGACATCCATATTTGCGCGCTCCTCGATCAGAGTTTCTACAACGCCTGAAAGATCTATAACTCCGGAAGACTCTCTGACAGACAGCCCCTTTAACCTAAAATACTCATCCGTTTCTGGAAGATTCAGCAGTGTTTTAATGTCTGACAGGTACTGGTTTGAATCACGGCCAAAAGAATTGAGGCTCAAAGTGAACGTTCGCAAACCTCTAACCTTCGTTGACTCAGAGTCCACATCATAAACAACCTCATCGGTTCCTACTTCGTCTGGACCGGAGATGATGTTCATTGTCAAATATGGAGGGCTTGGCTGTGGGGCACTTTGGTTTGCCCAAATTATCGAGGATGCATCAAATTCACTGTTGTTTTTAAACCAGTCATAGATATCGAGCTTGATTTGTGACAAATTCATTGAACAACCCTCTGGTTTGCGCTAACGGGCCGTTTACTTGCAAAAGAAACAAAGTGTGGCAAGCTACTAGCTAGACGGTTTTGGACTTGAAATACCTCATACTCCACATCGTTCCATACAACAATATCTCCTAAAGTACCTGCAGACTCGTCTAGCGTTTTTAACTGCTGTTCTGTGTAAAGTCTGATGTTTTCTTGGGTTCGAAACTCTTCTGGCAGACTCAATAGCTTTTGTCCGCTAAGAAACTGAATCACGGCATCCATTTGAGATGTCGTTTCAGAACCGGCCTCCCAAATTCCATTTACATACGAACCTGCAGATTTTCGTTTAAATGTAATTGTCGCATTTTTGAATGACTGCACTATGCTTGCCATGAGCTCATTACCTTTACAGACCGAATTGATTGCACCATCTGTGCCGTGTCGATTAAAATTTTTGTACTTCCTTTTTTGGCAATCGTTTGTGCAGAAAGTGGTGGCCAGTCGGGTATTTGCTTCAAAATTGTGTTTTTGATATCGGATTCAATCGCTTGTCCCAAAATATCCAAGGCTTTATCAATGGAAATGTCCCCCGTGATTATTTTTCTTTTCAACAGTGTTACGATAGCCGCCCACCTCGTATGTCGACGATCGTAGGTTGTTCTTAACCAAGACCTCTCAGGCGTTCTAACAGTTCCGAATTCATGAAAAATTCCGACCTCAACAACCGTTAAAGAATTCCCTTTACCCGAACTCGTTTTTTTGGGAGTGCTTCCCATTAAGCCTGACTTCACGTATGGCTTCTTTGCCAACAGGTTGATCTGTCGCAAAATCTTCTTGAATCCCATGTCAGTATCTTTAACTACTGTAGGCATCAGATCATCAAGGGCCGTTCAGCCCGTGTCCGAATAATTCTGCGATACTGAGTCCCGTAACTGGTACTGAAAAGGTCGTTTCCTTCTGCCATCATTGGAGCAGCATAGGATCTCTGCATATCTCCAACCCTTTCGGATACAACGGCTCCAGGGTTCCCCCCCCTGCTTGACCTACCCATTGATAGGTAATGCGCCGTTAAGGCCAAAATAGCATCTTTTGCGCGGTTTCCAAGGGCGAGCCTGCTAATCTCATTCTCTGCTTGAGCGATGGCAGAGTCAAAATACTCGCCGTCGGCAATATCAGAAAATTCAGGATATCTCGTAATTACTTGGGACCGCGTGACAGACATTGCTACTCTTCTACCTCATCTGAGCCAGACTGTTCTTCGATTGCTTTGATCTGAGATTCAATTGCAGAAATAACAGTCGCTCGTTTCTCTGTTTTTGAGTAAGCTTCAAGTTTTGAAAGGTCGAACGTCCGCTTAATGACATCAACAGCTTCCCTTGCATTGAATCCAGATAAAGCATCTGAGGCCCCGTCTTTCAGGTTTTGCTCAACTTGTTTGTTGGCAGACTTGAGATCTGAGCCACTTTTATTTTCAGTTACTGAAGAAACAACTTTCAAAAAGTCGCGCTCCAATTTTCGCTGAATTGATGGGTCTTTCTTGATTATTTCCCAATCCGAATCTTCCACATCATTCACGCCTGGTTTAAAAACAACCAGGCGGGGTTTTTGAACCTCGGTCAATCCTTTTGGATAAGTTCCGTCGCTCTTTTTTTCAAGAACAGGAACTGAAAGGATAGATTTTGTTTTGTTGTCGATTTTTAACATCGCTGGAACTCCTTTTTTAAATTAGATACCCATGCCTTTTGCAACGGTTAGCGGATAGTAAACAATCACGCCGCCAGTGGTTAGCAAGCAAGGCACCTTAAAGGCTAGATTTTGCTGTTGAACTTCCAACATTTGGAATGAATCAGGAATTTCCAATGTTAGATTTTCAGGGTTGCGATTGTAAGCGATGATGACATCATCCCCATCAACTGCATCCTTAAGTTTGTTCACAGGGATTATATTTTTGATCCATCCGTTGTTTTCGAGAAAGAAATTCTTGATGGTTTTATCGCTATGATCAGATCTTGGAGTGTTTGAAATAAGTTCATACTGAGCAATTGGCATTAAAAGGGTGTCTGGATTTTCAATACCTTTTGTAACGTCAATGATGCTAGATACCATCAGGTTCAAGTCTCTCAAAATTTGAGCAGGGGTTTTTGACGTCCATGTTTTCGAAGATCCTGTGCCATCAGCAGGGATAGTAACCTCAGGGATATTTGGATGTGAAAGCAACCCTACGAGCCCAAAAGAAGAGTCACCTTTTACAGCAATCTCATCCAATGCCATCATCATTGCTCGCTTAGCAGCACTCGCTAAACGGGCATTAAGTGGTTTCCCGCTTTTTGCGGCCGCTTTGATATCCATTACCGAATAATCAAAACCAACGCCCAAATCTCTAACTTTGACGCGAGTTTCTTCCGCTTTTACAGATGCTCGTGGCAAATCTGAAGCGTAGTTCGAAATAATTTTTGCCATACCAAGCTCTGTGTATTGTTGGTAGACAATCTCACGAGTTCCAGGACCTGCTTCGTTAGAAATAGGAATTAGCTGCCCGGATGCAAATTGAAGGTTGGGGTATTTGGTATCGTAAGTTCTGGCTTTTACAGTTTCAAGCTCTCGTTGAAAGAAAATGGTTTCATCCCCATCCAAACGAGTCATCTGTTGTGTTTTATACTTAACGTTGGCCACAAACTGGCTAGGTGCAAAAATAAATTCAAGTTCGTTTTTCATGTGTTAATGCTCCTTATAGGTCGATTTCTAAAACTGCAAGATCGCCAACGCTCTCGTTTGACTTCAAAATTCGAGATTTTGGCAAGGCAGCCGCAGTTGCTGCGGATCCTTCGTCGTTGTCTACAGTTGCACGAATTTTGCCAACATCGGTCGTCAAAACCCTGGCCTGTGTTTGGGTGATTGTTTCATCTGCTTGCGAAGATCCCGCCGCAACAACCCAATCGCTCAATTCAAGCTCTTGATCCCAGTCGCTTACAACAGTGATCGTTCTGCTGCTTGCCGTAGCGCTCAATACCTTAGTGTTAGCCGCCGCGATTGCAGTAGCCACAGCCGCAATTGTAGCCGCATGACTTGTAGCATAGGTAACTTGAGATATTGCAACACCACCAACTTTACCGTTGATCGTATTTGAAGCAACGAAATCGGCGTCCCAAACGATTGTTTGAACCTGCTTCTTCCCTTTAAAACGTACGTAGGGTGTGGAAGTGGGGTCCATGACCTCTTCAGGTTTAACAAAAACGCGACCTTTATGTGCCACAGAGACCGCTTCTTTGTTAGCGTAGCTTGTCTGACCATTTAAAGCCCTCGAATCCAACATTGCGACGCCCAGTGCCTTGCCTTGAGCTGTGATGTCTGTAGAGACTGTAGGCAATTTACACTGAACATCTTTGTCAGTACCAATAACAACAACACGACCAACTGGGACAGATCCTTCTGCCGCACGGCTCAAAACGTCGACGTTAGACAGATCTGCTTTTTGGCCTTCAACCCCAAGTTCCATCTCATTGCTATAACTTAATTGTGACATTTTTTACTCCTTTGCTTTCCAAGCATTTTTCAAATCATCGTTTTGCTTTTTAAAAGACTCATCAGACGTTACTTCTTCCGCATCAGCCTTAGCTTTTCTGCCTTCAGTTAGTGCTTTACCAAGATCTGAACCTTGTTTTTTGCTGAGGGCGTTGATTGAGGAGTAGCAAGCATCAATATGAGCTTCACTTTGGCCATCCAACTTCAGATCTGTTGTCTCTTCAACGATTGCTTTCTTGATATCCGTATTTGACAAAGAATCAAGCGTTTTCCGTTTTTCTTCGGAGAGAACTTTTTTAGCGTCTTCCAAAAGAACGGCACGTTCTTTTGCGGCATCCGAAACAGCAGAATTGAATCCATCAAGCTTTTTTTGTAGGTTTTCAACTTCAGCCCGAAGTCCTTTAACTTCCCCTTCTTTGCGATCCAAACGTTTCTCAGTGTCATCCAAATCCGCCTTTACGGTTTTAATTTCCCCGTTCTTTTGTTCAGAATCTGCTTTTACCTTTTCGAGCTCTACTTCTAAAGCGTCAAAAAGCTCTTGAGTAACCTCGAACTCCTTACCGTTTAACGTAATCTTCTTCATATTGTCCTCCTTAATTTCTTTGTTTTCTGTTTCAATTAAAATTCCATCTTCTGCATCGAGCTTTAAACGTGCTCCACGCCCGGCTCGACCTCTCATAACAACGGCAACGTGGTTGTAGCGGATATTACGCTGAACCGCGTCATATTTTTCGCCGTTGTAGATTCCGGGTTTAAAATCTAAGTCAGTTGTATATCCACAGCTAAGCTCCTGCTTCCCTTTTTGGATGTCCTTGATGGTCGAGTCATCCATTATGGTCACCATAGAACCAACGTGATCAGCCTGTTTTTCGACGCTATCGCCTGTCCATCCGATCGTCAGATCCTTGGCGTTCTGTGAATTAACGGAAACGGTAGGGTGGTCATTTGTGACAGGCAATCCCAACATGGATTTAAGAGTATCTGCATTGAAAACCTCTTCAGGGGGCCGAAACTCGTTTCGAATAGTCCCGTCTGGCAATCTATAAACAAAAACGCCTACGCGAGTCAGCGTGGCCGGTACCGTTAAAAAACCTTTATCGTCGGTTTTTGTACTTGAGGTATCAATTTTTTGTGAGTCAATTCGTACTGCCATTTTTGTTTTTTTCGCAAAAAAAAAGGCGTTCAACTTTTCGGTTTCCCGATGGTTGAACGCCTCTTTATGGTTGGCTTGCGCCTCCGTTTTTAGTTAGCGTGGTTTAAATTTTCAAAGACACTCTAGATTTTAGCGCACCAACTGCGCACTTTTCAACTTTGGCAACAAAACCTTGGTTACTTTACCCCGCAAAGGAACAATATCAATTTTCTGTGGATGCTCTGTAATCACAATTTCCAAACGACAATACTGTTCATCACGAATCTGTTTAAGCCCCTCTACAATTAGCTGAAGATGATCCTCTCTCATTTTTCCCTCTTTATCTCAAAAAAACGGTACAATGTATGATGTATTGTATGGTATTAAGTATGGTACCAAAAATTGACACATTTCACAATACCTCTGACAGCTTTGGTTTTGCCACACAACGACACTGAATCGCCTCCCCAGGATGTCCTCCTTTTGGGGGCTTTGCCCAACTAAAAACTTTACCCTCTCGCTCCCAATGAGAAGGCTTTGCTTTTGGGTATCGGCCATCAGGACGACCTCTCACTCTTTCATCTCCAACAGTAACCCATACATAATTTTGAACGCCGACACTTTGCTGTCGAACTTGGCTCAACTGACCATTGAATTTAGAAACCTGGTCCCTTGCGATCAAGCGGGCTCGTCTTGAGGTAACCTCATAAAGATTTTGTATTTGCTTTGCCAGCTCAGTGCTTCTAAATCCCTGTCTAGCACCGCCATAGACCATCGATTCAAGCTTTTGAAAGTACTGTTGAGGAATCGATTTAATTAACCCTACATTGCTTGCAACAAAGGCCTCCATGATCGATTGAAGGTAGGGCTCATGCAGAATCACATCCACAGCTGTGAACGCTGATAAAATTCGCGTCACGTCTTTTCGATTAAATTCGGATACTTGCTGCCCAATTTGCATTGCAAGATCTTCCATTTCCCAATTTGCAAATTGATCGTCAAACTCGATCTGGGATTTGAGAAGATATTCAGCAACTTTTCTAGCAAAACCATCATCATTTCGAATAGTATCTGTTCTTGGCTTATCTTCATTTGCAAGTAAAAGAAGCTCTGATAGGTTCTGCACAACATTCTTTTTCACAATACCGTTTAAGATACCAACCTTTGAAGCCAATAGGGCTTTATATCTTCTTTCGATATTCATCGGAAACCGAGGAGTTAAAACCCTCTTTGAATGCTTTTTTTTGGCCAATAAAGGCAATGAAAACTTTGTGTTGATAGGCAAACGCTACTCCTCAACTTCGTCTTCATCGTCCGATTCGGGGTCATTTTCGATAATTGGTTTTAATCTCTCGCAATTGATCCTTGTCTCCATCGAATACTCTTGACCGCCAAACCTGGCCATCGCAATTTCTTCTGGCATTGCGACTTGCATCTCAACATAAATCTTGTCAGTTTCAGCAACGGATTTACGAACATCCGCTTTTTCCTTTTCATCCATCTCTTTAAGAGGGTAAAAGTGAAATGATATGTCCTTAGAAAAATGGCCATTTGTAGGACCATCTTGTGCCGCTAAAACAAGCTCAAGCAATCTACTAATGGCTGGCTCAAGCACTTCTGATTGCTCTGCCGAAACATAATCTGTCCAGTCGTCGTCTTCTGATTTTCCGGTTGCGCCAAGCCCACTTGGAGCTTCCCCAAAAAGGACTGTGTGTGGCATGTTTGCTGCACCTGCAAGACGAACGTTTATTTTCTCGATTACTTTGTCGATATTTTGAAAGGATGTTTGGAGTAGAGTTAGCTCATCCTCTGCATCAATCACATCCGTTTTAAGTGTTGACCGAATAAGATCCTGGAGCTCCATTCTTCTCTTAATGGTATCCTCTCCACCACTGCCGATCATTTCTGCTAAACCCTTAATTTTTAAAATTCTTTGGTAGAACTCCATGATCATTGTAGCCATACTGTCGTGGGCTTGAGAAAAATTGATGATGGCATTCCAAAGCCCGGACATAACAGAATCGTGCCAGTAATTGTTTAGAATGAATAGGTTCATAGGAAGCTCAGATCCGTCAAAACGAATTAGTCTGCTAGCATGAACATTAACCCCTGTGAAATTTCCGTTTCTTCCATAAATTGTATAGGTTCGTGGAAGATTAAACAGCGGGCTTTCAAGACGCGATTCAATGTCAGAGACATTGGCAACGAGCTCATAACGATTTAAAACGACAAGCGACTTAATACCTCTAATTTTGGACTCAATAACTGGCTGATCTGAATTTAAGCCATCGTCTAAATGAACATAAACTGCGGCCCCACCATAAACACGTGCTGTGGTCCATGCATTTGAAAAGTATTTTTTAACCCTAAGTTTCTTAAAATATTCTGAAACTGCTATTTTATGTGCGTTGTTTATTGCTGAAAACTGAATCCACTTTCTTGTCGCATCCTTGACCACTTTGGTGACGATCTTCCGCGCCTCTGGACTTGCTGCAAAAAGGTTTTCTGCTTCCCAATGCGTAAGTCGTACAGCGTTTGCCTTAACGCTCACACGTTTATCTCTGCCTCGTTGGCCGAGTCCCGTTACAAAATTTTCAAGGCCATCATTTCTTTGAATCGCGGACTGTATGATCGTTGCCTTTTGTGACATGTTTTCCTCCAGAAAGCAAAAAAGGCGAGCTCTCCGTTCTGGAAAACTCGCCTCTTTTAGGTCACGCTTACGCGTTCCTGTTAGTTAGCGTTTATTTATCTTAGATTTTATCATAGCAAAAAAACTATTATCCACCCATCATCAGTAAAGTGGAGTTTTTAGAACCTCCCACGAGATAATTGATGCCCTGACAGACCGCATCTACCTGGTCATCGTTTGTGCCATTAGGAAACGAGACCATTTCCTCAACAAACGGATCCACCCAGTTAAACATACCCGGCTCTGGTAGATACACATTCCCCGCTTCAAAATAGGCACTTGCTGCATTTGCTCGGCTTTCCTTAGAGTCCTTCCCGGGGTTGTACTCTATCAAGCCCGGTAGCTCGTCCTTCAGCTCCGATATGATGGCCGGGCCATTTGCTTTGTCTTCCACAACTTTTTTGTATGCGTTCGGATGGCGGCGATGCATCATACGAACGGCGGCCTTTGTCTCCGGGAAGTTCATCCTTTCCCTTAGCATGTCGATTAAATAAAAACGGCCTGCCTTTTTCCCGATAACCGCGCAAGTAACATAGTCTGATTTCTTTTTTTTCGGGTCCTCTTTTTTCTTGAACGCCATATCCCAGCTCTGAATAATAATGTCGAAGGAATCAGGAAGCTGCCGGTAATAATTCTGAAACCAACCTCTCTTGAACATATTTCCCTCTGGAGGGGTAGGCCGTTGCTGAAAAAGGGCAGAGAACCAAAAAGAGGAGTTTTTGCGAATGCTGTCTAAGCGCTCAAGATCCATTTTATTTGGCCACAACGCATCGCCAACAAGTCTGGGATCACAGTCGTTTCCATCGTCCAATGTTTCCCGAATTGCGGGCAATGTGAGCTGAGTCCACACCCCAGGCTCATTAGCCAAAAGCCGACCGGCAAGATCATCCTCGTGCCATCTGGTTTGTGTGACCAAAATACCCCCAGGATGTCCTTTCAGCGACTCCAAACGAGTAAGAATATCTGCCACATAGCTGTCCCAAACGTTTTCACGAGTGGTTACTGACAAAGCCTGCTCCCGGCCCTTGATTGGGTCATCAATGATAATGAAGTGCGCGCCCATACCTGTGACCGCGCCACCAATCCCTGTCGTTCGTAAACTACCGCGAGGGCCAAGTATCTCCAATAGTCCTGTGTTTCTTGTTTCACCGTATGCAGACTTGAGGTTGTGAATCTTGGATTGTGGCAGCAAAACATCCGGAAATATAGACATATAAGCTTTGGTGTCCATGATACGCTGAACGTCTCTATTCATTCGCTGTGAAAGGCTGTCCGAGTAGGTTAGGCACATGATCTGGGAATCCGGATTCCGACCAAAAATAAAGGCTGGAAGGCGTCTTGAGACAAGCTCGGATTTTCCGTGCCGTGGTGGCATAGATACGATCAACCTTGTGATCTCACCCTTCACAAAGCGATCTAGGTGGTCGCAGAGTACCTGGTGGTGCCAGTTAATCTCGTAATCAGGCTTTGTGTAGAGAGTAAAGTCAAGGATTGATCGCCTTGCCAGTTCTCGATTAACCTCTTCGAGCGTTGGAATCTTTGTCAATCCCGCTATTTTTTTTAAGTTGCTGCTTCGCATATGCCTTGGCCATGACTCCTTGCAATGACTTTAAATCAGACTTAGAAAGACCCGATAAATCAACTGTTTCCTTGGTGTGGATTTCGACCGGATTAACTTGTTCGTTTTCAATTTTCTCAATGTATCCCCTACTCTTCCCCTTTCGGCTTAAATAAAACGTAATTGCGCGCATATCCCCACGGTTAATGGCAATAGATAGTTTGCTTTCTGCAACATCGAGAAGATCTTCGCTTGCACTGTGAATGATTTGTTTTAAATCGTTATTCGCCTGAATGCGCTTGTAGATAGCCTGTCTGCTGATCGTGAGCTGGAATTTATCACGAAGCATATCGATCGAGGGACCAATAAGCCCACGATTTTTCTTCAAAACAAACGCCAAGTTTTCTTCAGTCACTTTCATAAATCATCAAGCTCACTTTTTTTTATTTTGACAACTTCGGACAACGTTGATTGTAAAATTTTTTTGCAGTGGTCCAGCTGACGAGCATTAACAGTTACGCTAACAGTTAATACGGCTGCGGAAAGCCAATAAACAGCCTTTAAATAGGCGTCTGCCCCAAAGGTACGGGCATTACCTATCCACACTACCGCTGCACATAAATCAAGAAAACAGAGCACTGATGGGAATAGCCATGTCGGAATCTTATGCATCCTAAAAACTCCTTAAATCACGAGGTGGGCAGCACTTTCTAAAACTCATACAAACAGCATTCTCTCTTTCGGTATTTTTTTTCAATTTCGATATACTGATCGTTTGACTCAATTCCCAAATAATTTCTCCGAAGACGAAAAGCTACTCGTCCGGTTGTTCCTGAACCCATGAAAGGGTCTAAAACAATGCCTCCCTCTGGACATCCAGCCAAAATACAGGGCTCAATCAATTTTTCTGGAAACGTGGCAAAATGAGCTTCCGGGAAAGGCTGGGTAGCAACATTCCAGACGGACCTTTTATGCCGACCATTTTCTTGTTGTTCAAATTTAGAAACTTGATCTAATTTTGAAAGTCCTTCATGAGTTCTCGAATGTCCTCTACCTTTTCTATGTATCGTTCCATGAGATCCTTTTTCAACGTCCCATCCAGTTGGAACACATCGTTTTCGTCTTCCATTTACCGATTCGGTAGGATGGCTTTTTACGGAAACACGGTCAAGACGTGATCTCCAATTTTTTTCAGTTGATGCTTCTCGAATAGATTCATGATCAAAATAATAGTTAGAACTTTTGCTCAACAAAAAGATATACTCATGCGCTTTTGTACAACGATCTTTTACACTTTCTGGCATGGGGTTTGGCTTAGCCCAAATAATGTCTTGTCGCAGATGCCATCCTGAATCTTGTAATGAAAAAGCAACACGCCAAGGAATTCCAACTAGCTCTTTATTCAAATAGGAATCTCCGAGATTAAGCCAAAGGGTTCCATTTTTTTTCAAAACTCTTTGTATTTGATCAAAAGTAATTTTTAAATGCTCAACAAAAAGATAAGGTGTTTTTTCCATTCCCAAGCAATAAATGGAATCATCCGGCCACTTAACAGGCGTGATTTCGTAGTCCCTAAGTCCCCAATATGGTGGTGAAGTCACACAACAATCTATGCTTTCATCTGGAAGTGTTCTAAGCACTTCGAGCGCATTTCCATGAATCGTTGAATTAATCGGGTAATTTCCAATCATGCTTTATGGCCTAAAAATTCCGTAATAACCCTGCCGATTTGATGCATTAAAAGCAATTGGCGAAAATCCGCAATGGAAACACTCCCAGGCATATAAAATACGCCCAATACGGCCATTCCCATCCCAAAACGGGTGAATCATTTCAAATTCGCGATGCCGTTTTAAGGCATCTATTTGAGAAAATTTGTCTTGAAATTTTTTATTTGAAAAACTTTTGTCAGAATGTGGTCTTAAAAAATCGTCCATCAAGTTCTGAATTGTAATGGGTAATGGCGCTTTTCTTCCGCCAATAAACACATTTCCCGATCTAAAAACGCCAAGCTCTTCTTTTTTTAAGTGCCCTGTCATCAAAATACGGTGACACTCTAGTATGCTTGAAACATTAAGCAACTGTTCATGCCACAAAAATGACCAGGCCTCAAGTGCATTTATACGAGAATTACGGTCTTTGACACCCTCTATTTCGTTTGAGTGCTGTAAAAAATCTTCCATGAATAGATAAAGCATGAGTCTGTCCAACATTAAGCTCTAATCTCCTCAAAAATAATGTCTGGAAACTTTGCCTTAAAAAGCTTTCTTTTTGTGATAGCTACCTGAGTCCACATACCCTTTTTTTCACGCACAACCCATGACCTTTTACTGATTGAATAGTAAAAAAAGTCAGCCACATAAATGATAGGCTTTTCACTTTTTGTGCCTTCTTGCAAAACAAACGGCTCCTGCAACCTTAGTTCACGCACATCTGGGTCGATTTTTATGAACTGAAACTCCATCATTTCGGACAAAGAATCAAACTTTATTTTTTGCGCTCTTCCCCGCCAAACACCTACCCAAACGGGCTTTTTATTCCGATATTTTGTCTGTTTTTCGGAATTTTTCTTAATTAGCTCTTCATACCCCCCCATTTTACGAACATCTGATGCGTTAATAATCATCATAATTTTTTCTCTTTTTAAAGTGGGTTAATTCAATAAATTTACCATCGTCATTTTTATAATCCATGTTGTGTATTTCAAGAAGCTTATCAGCAAAGAGATACTGAAAATAATTCTCGCCTGTTTCCTTGTTTTGAAGACGAAAAATGAAATCAAACTTTTGGTGTTCCACAATCTCTTTTCCATTTATTTTTTTGAGATTTTGAACTGTGTTTTTTAACGATGCGTTTTGTGATTTTAGGGTATAAATCTCAATAAATTGAAGCCACGCCAAAAAGGCTGCGGATACCAAAATCAAAACTGTTAAATATATGGCTGTGAAAATCACTTTTTTTCTGCCTCAACTAAGCCATACTTTGTAAAATCAGTGATCGTCTCCCCATTTCTCTTAACCGTCGGCTGAATATTGTTCTTTTTGCAATAATCGACATACCGCAAAACAATGGCATCACAATAGCGTTCATCAAGCTCAATAGTTCTACAGACACGTTTGTGTTTTTGGCAGGCAATTAACGTGGTTCCGGACCCTGCAAATGGGTCATAGACCGTATCCCCGCGTTCAGTGTTGTTCAAAATAGGAATCTCCATACACTTAAGCGGTTTCTGTGTACCGTGACCATAGGTTTCCTCTTTGTCCGAGTTTCCAAAGCTGTTGTTATTTTTTATCTGCCAGGTTGTTGCCTGATCCCTTCTTCCTTGCCAGTTGTGCTTTTCACCTTTTTTGACTGCATACCAGCAAGGTTCATGCTGCCAATGGTAGTCTCCACGACTCATTGCAAAGTGTTGTTTTACCCAGATTATTTGGCTTATGATTTCAAAGCCACAATCGATCAAATTTTGCGCGATGGTATAAGTAAGGCGTCCCGCATGCCAAACATACGCTACATTTCCTTTAAAAAGGCTATATGCCTCAGACCAATCAACTTTATCGTCATTCTTTACTTTTCCATTTGATCTCTTGTCAAACACTATACCAAATTCTTCCCGCCATTCTGGATCATACTCCACACCATACGGAGGATCTGTGACCATGAGGAGTGGATTATCACTCCCCATCAACTTATCAACATCAGTTGAGACAGTGCTATCCCCACAGAAAAGACGATGCTCACCCAATTCATACAAATCTCCTCTGACTGTTTCTGAGGATTTTAACGCCAGTGGGTCTGGAATATCGTCCTCACCTTCGGATTCTCCGCCTTCAGAGTCATCGAGCTTAAAATCAACCTCTTCAAATCCCCAGTCAAGAAGTTCAGGGATCTCAAACTCAGCTTGAAGAATCTCCCAATCCCATTCACCCGTGTTCTTGTTGAGACGGATGTTTAACTCTCGCTCTTTATCCAGAATCAAATCCAGATAAATAACTGGAACCTCAGATTCCCCCATAGCCCCCCAAACCTTTACGCGTTGATGCCCACCGATAATGACGTTTTCACGATCTTTATTTTTGTTCACAATAATGGGGTCAACAAACCCAAATTCCGTTAGGGATTTTTGGATATCCTCGTGTTGTTTTTCAGAAAGTTTCCGAGGATTGTATTCTGCAAATTTTAGATCACTAATTTTAACCCAAACATGCTCTTTGATTCTATTTTTTTGTGTTTCTTTTTGCTTTTTCATACCCACTCCAATCGTTTATCGTTTTGCAAGCCCCCCCACAACTTTTACAGGCGTGTTCGTATTGATTGTTTTTCAACACAAACGGTGGCGTTCTTTTTACCAATCCAAAACAGCATGCAGAAACGAGTCCTAAAGAAAACTTTTCTTTCAAAGCTAACCTCCTCTAAACTCTTTGGGACGCCAAAATGGTTTAGACTTCACATCGACAAACCTAAAACAGCGTTTACAAAAAAACAAAATCACTCCAAAAAAACTAAAAAATTTAGGTGGTAATCCACAACATTTGCAAACAGGGGCATGAATCGCGCATCGGCTTATAATCTTTGAGCTCATTGAAACCGCCTTAAAGAAAAAAAGGCGAGTCGGTGCAATTTCTGCACTAACTCGCCTCCTGCTGGTTTGTCTTTTGACTTCCGTTTGGTCAGCTACTATTTTTTTGTCAATTTTAACACTTAGAAAAATCATTGACTACTTACCCAAAAAAAATCTTATCTTTTTCAACATGGTATCAACCGATTCGGGCTTGTCTAAAACCCCAACGAACCCATGTAAAAAATCACCAATATTTGGGGCTCCCGAAACTGAAGAAAACAAGAGAATTTTTTGATTTGGTTTCTTAACCAAAATTTGTTTAGCCGCATCTACACCATTTATTTTTGGCATCATGAAGTCCATCAAAATTAGTTCAAACTCATTTTTGATAGCCTGCTGTATTCCATTTTTTGGTGAATTTTCGGCAATAGCTTCAACCTCTGGCATTTCCTTTTTCATCAAGTACAAAATCGATTTTGTAATTGCGATATCGTCATCAATGATCAAAAGCTTCTTCATGAAACACTCCTTTTGGTTTGGATGGTTTGGACGGCCTTAAATAAAGCACCTGTTCAAGAACCTCAATCCGGGCATAATTTCGTGAAAGCTGTCCTCGCAATAGATTTCTGATTTCTTCGTTTTCTCTCGTCGGCCTAAGCTTTTTTAGGCGATCCTCTTTTTCCTTCGCCAAAAAAATATCGATTCGAATCTGACTTCTTATACGTTCTCTTAAATCCTGTTCTGTGTTCATGTTTGACTCCTTTTAATTGCTAACTATTCCCCCACCTCATGCTTGTAAAGCGAACGGATCAGCTCGCGAGAACTTTCTTTATCGCGAAGCAGTAGGGAATAGTGATCAAATGCATCTATCCCCTTTTCTTTCAGAAACTTTCGGACCTCCGGAATCGGTTTTTTG